AGTCGGGGGAGCTACGGGAGGTGCGACCGCAACAATCACGGGAAATCTCTACGCCTCGAACGCTCTCTCGACGACCAACATTTTCACGACGAACGTGACGGCCTCGAGTTACCTCGGAGTCGGGGGAGCTACGGGAGGTGCGACCGCAACAATCACGGGAAATCTCTACGCCTCGAACGCTCTCTCGACGACCAACATTTTCACGACGAACGTGACGGCCTCGAGTTACCTCGGAGTCGGGGGAACTTTAAAAGGTGCGACCGCAACGGTCACGGGAAATGTTTATGTTTCCAATGCTTTAACAACTACCAACGTATATTTGATGTCTTCTACATTAGCATCCACACCTAGAATTGGTGAAATTGTTTACGATGGATCATTTTTGTACAGTACTATAAATTCAACAAACGGGAGAGGAGTTTTACCGGTCAAATACACGTATCGCCTCGGAACTGATACTTCATCTTATTCTACAGGAAATTATTTTTTTTCTGGAAATTCTACAACTAACGGAACTGGAATTCCCTTGATTAAAAACAGCACATATGAAATTGATATTTTATGTTTTTGTTATAAAGATGGTAATTCAGGTACAGTTACATTTACTTTGGACGTAGGCAGTTCAGTTTTAATAGCTTCTGGATATGCTATTTGGGGGACTGCATCTGGAACATCCGCAGCAATGACTTCGATCACTAGATCAATTGGTAGTGGTGGTGTTCTTAATTTTCCAGCAACTACTTCAATTAATAATAATAGCTCCTTTGTAGCTACTTTTAAAGTTATGGTAGTTACTACTGGTAGTGATAGCACATTAGGGCTTCTGGTTTCAGCGATTTCAGCAGGTACAATGTACAGTAAAGCAGGAAGTTACATCTCAGCCACAAAGATAGTAACTTCTGGAACTTTTGTATAAGTATATAACAGAATGGAATCGACTCGACTAATCTTTGCCGATTCGCGAAACAGGGACCTGACCTTGTACCCTTCAGGAAACTCGTACACTCTCCATCTCACGACACCTGTAAAAAATATAAAAAGAGTCGAATTATTGAGTGCACGTGTTCCAAATACAATGTATAATTTAACAAATGGCACAAATATTTTGACTATCGATGGAACAAAAGTTTCACTCAATCCAGGATTTTACTCAGCGTGCAATCTTGCGACCGCTCTCACGAGTTCTACCGTTTCATTGAATTATCTTGCAAATGAAGGTCACTTTTTGTTTTCAGCTTCTTCTGCAATTACCATCATTGTAAACACTCCTGAAATTTCAAATCTTTTAGGAATATCTCAAGGTTCACATACTTTAGTTTCTGCAGGTTCTCTAGATTCATCATACGGTCCATTCATTTTGAAATCAAGTACTCTTATAAAAATGAATGCAAATGAATATATATTTTTAGATATTGATGAGCTGAAGACCCCGAGCCACATAGATGCCAGGTCTCTCACTAGCACCACTGGAACTGTTTCTGGTTCAAACATTAACAGAGCATTTGCTCCTCTCATGATGGACTGTCCTTCTGGGTCTATTAAAATTTATCATGAAAATTCAGATTACACAGTGTCTGTAGAGTATCCCGAACCTATAAACAGTCTTCAGCGCTTGACTGTCAGATGGTTCGACACTAACGGAAATTTGCTGGATTTTAAAGGGTCCGACAATCATGCATTTATTCTAAAATTGCACGTCCTGGAGAATGATGCTCGTCGGCTCCCCCCTTTGGAAGATGTTGAAATTAAGAGAATCGTGGAGGAAATAACTATGGTGCCTCCACCACTCCAGGAAAAGAAGGAAAAATTTCCGTGGGTTTTTATTTTTTTAGCACTTCTTGGTGCATTTATTGCATGGAAGACACTCGCTCAGCGGGCAGTGACTGCGTAGATTGGGTTATTGGGCTCGTTAATCTTCACGTTGAATGCGAGCATCTTGATGGCCAGGTAGACTACGATCGCCAGAAGTGTTGTGAAAAGGGCGCTAAGGACATAGTACTGGCCGCCGTTCTTGGTAACATGGACAACCTGGGAAATCACGTAGCGAACAACGTCCATCCATGCGATGGCGCTAGCAAAAGAGAAACCGGCAACAATGGAATTAAGAGACTGACTCTCGAGCTGAAGAGCGACACTTGATAGGAGACCTGACATTTACTATTTGATTGGAAAAAAAATTTCAGACGGATCCCAAGGTCGAGGTTCGTCATATTCATCTTCATAATCTTCCTCCTGGACTATGAAGGAATATTTTACTCGGGGTTCGAGTTCTTCTTCCTCATCCATCTAATTTTCTCTCTGTTTGTCTATAGAAGATTTTAACGCACATTCTGCTGGGCTCTCGGGTTCCCATGAGTCCCATGTATCTGCGCACTCGTTCATTTTTTGGGCCATTTCGTCATCTCCTGAATATCTTACCCACTCAATTTCCTCGTCCTCTTCGTCCTCCTCGTCCTCGTCCTCCTCGTCCTCCTCGTCCCAGACTTCGGGGTAAATTGGACCAATTTGCTTACCTGTTACGTTTCTGACCGCATACATCATACCCATTCTCATATCCTCTTGGACTACAATGTCTCTTCCGCACGCCTTGGCATAATGGGCCGCGAGTACAGTTGCAGACTCAAGAACTGGTATAAAAATATCTTCCATTTTTAATTTTATATCAAAATTGCTTTTAACTAGTGGAAGTTGGAAAATATAACATGTGCTGAAGAATTATTTACATACAAAAAATTATAACTGACCGCGTATATTCTAATATTTCTGTTTGCTGTGTTCGGGTTCAGAGTAAACTGAAAAATTTGATTTTTAATTTGAGACATATTGACAGATCCGGCAAAATTATCATTTTCGGGATCAATGCTGAAAGAGTACATGTAGAAAATACGATCAGGAATTCTTGTATGATATTCGAGTGGTTGAATTATTCTGAGAAATACTGGAGATCCTACGTCTTTTGATATACGCTCTGTCGTGTTAAAATATAAAGTAAGATTATCTAATTGTTCATTCGTTCCATCTATGGTGTAATCATATCCGTTTACAGAATCATTTTGAACGACCACAAAAAGTTCTTTTACCGGGTTTAAAAAATCAGTGAAACATTGTATTTGATTTAAATTTTGAGGGCAAAAAAATTCTTGTCTTTGAATTTGTTCTATAAGATATGTTTGGGGTTTCGAGTTAATAAAATCTATTTCTTGACTAGATATGTACGTATATTCTGTATCTAAGTATGCACTGAACGGCGTTGTGTTATTTTCTGGTGGGCTAGTAAAAAGAATCGAAGGATTCCATACTATTTTAAAAGTTACATCTTCTTTGAATGCGCACAGCGGAAGTCCCTTGTTTAATACTGAAAACTGAAGAGGAACTGTGTAACTTTCATTTTGGAGTGTAAGAGATGTGAGATTTTTACCTACGAGCCGTGAAAGAGCTTTTTGTTTTCCTTCTGAAATTGTAATATCAAACATAATTTCTAGATATTCTCCATAGATCCTTTCGACGAGTTCAGATCCGATATATAATTCTACATATTGAATCATCAAGGTCGCAACAGAGTCTAGAACCAGAGTTCCCGGTGAGAAAGAAGGTCCTAAAATTTTAAGATACATATTTGTTATGAGATCACCTGCACGAGGTATTAACAAGCTTCTTTCTGAACCAAATGTTACTTTATTGTCACCAGGAAACTGAAGTCGTATGACTCGGGAAGAAAACAAAGTCGAGCCCTGAAATTTTTCTACAAAATACGTAACTTCTGGGTCTGAACTTAGGTAAATATCTTCTTGGCCAAGAAAAGACAAACTGGCTCTTCCGGCCATTCTTACTACAGTAAAATATTTGTTTGAGCTCAATAATCATTCGAGTTGAACATGATCCCGGCTATTCCATCCTTTATTGTTAAAATATTGTAATTTACCCCGATGACCCTGAACTGTTTTGAGGAATAAGAATTTGTATTTAATTTGATAAAAATATCACGAATACGACTAAAGTTTACTTGGCCGTACGGGATCGGTGTGTTTGTCTGCGTGGTAAAAGAGTACATGTAAAAAGTTCTTGTTGGATAATTTATATAGTGATTGAATGGTTCTATACAATTTAGATATATAGAGTCTGTAACATCTTCTGTGAATGCTTCTGAAGAATTGAAATTTAGTCCTAGACTGTTTAGGTCCGAGTATTCATACGGTGCTGTACCTTCAAGCTGGGTCACAAAAAATAACTCGCGTATAGGATTTATGAAATTTAGTTTTAAAACACCTGAAGTGAATTTTGAACCTAAATTGAAAGTCTGATACTGGCACTGTTGTATAACGTAATTTATCTGTGACTTTTTGAACCAGTTAATTTCGGGTTCAGACAAGTATACGTATTCTGTGATGATAGTGGCCGTTAATGGAGTTGTTATGGTTGATATAGAAACGTTTGTTAGTTCTTGTAAATTTCTGAGAGTTACATGAATCTCCACATCTTGACGATTCAGAGCTGTCACTGGGAGGGCCAATCCTGGATTTTTATAAAAATAAAATGGTAAATTTACATAATATGTTCTTCCCGGTGGTATAATTTGAGTCGAGTCGTATTTACCAGTCAACAACTTGAGACCGGGTTGATTTTCATAAGGAACGTAAAGATCGTTATATAATTCTATATATTCTCCCGTGAGGGTCTGGACAGTTTGACCTCCAATGACGAGATCGGCCTGCTTAACAGCCCATGTTCCTACAGAATCATAGTAACTATATGTTTTAGTTTCCAGAGTGTTTGAAACTGGATAAACCGTAATGTATGTGTTTGAAAAGAAATTCGTCGTTGAATTGTCGGTTCCTACGGTTATGGGTACTTCGGTCGAATTTTGAGTAACATTTAAAGGAATATTTACAGTATATGTCTGATAAGACATGTCAAAAGTGTATGTCGATGTTCCGAATGTTATACTCCTCACATTATCGGAAGCTGAAAAAACTGCCGTCATCATATAGGTCGCGACATTGTTCAAAACTAAATTACCGCTCGAATTAATCGATATATCATATGATGGATTTACCTTTTTCCAATTTGTTCTAAAATTCAGAGGAGAATAGGAAGATTGTGATAACGTTGTTGAAGGGCTAAGTAAAATACCATTCGTTGATAGTACATAGTCAATACCATTTGGATCTCCTATCTGTTTAATAGTATAATATGTGTTTGAAAGTATACTTGTCGAATTCTCTGTATAAATATTTGTATAATATTTTGTTGATGTACTTGTTACGTTTATTGGCATAGTAAATGCAAACGTAGGATCTCGGCCCATGAGTCCGAGAGTATCATACGAGTAATCTATAGTACCCGTCGAATTCCAGACAGATACAGTAGACACGTAGTTTGAAGAAGGCGTCTGATTAAGATAAATCACTCCGGTGATAAGCCATATACCTGACGTTGAGAATGTAAAAGAACTGTCAGGGTTCAATGTAACTGATTGGTTTGAAGGATTACTAATATTTCCATAAAAAGGGACAATTGTCTGAGTTTGACCAGTGATACTAACAGGGTTCTTAAATTGATACACATCATCTGTAGGTGTTATAGTAACGTAACTCCCAGGCATTAGTTGAGTTACACCAGATGTTGTAGTCAAAAAAAAGTAATAGCTCTGAGTTATATCATTTACAACAATTGGCACGTGCATAGGCATAGAAGGGTCAGGTGAAATTCGAAAATCTACGCTATAAGTAAAAACGGGGTCCAGCGGTATCCCATTTACTTGTAATGATTCGTTTGAATCAGAGCCATATGATAAATTAAGAACAGAGCCAGTCCCGAGATAAAATCCCGCACGTAAAATATAGGTTCCTGCTCTTTTGAATTTTATTCTTCCATTTTTAGTTATTTGATAGTAAGGTGTTAAATTTTGATTGGTCCATGAAGATAAATTAAAAAAGCTAAAACTTTTATTAATTTTATAACCAGTTGTTGGAAGATCTAAGAACAAACCTGTTTTAGTATCCACATATGGTAATCCAGTGTTACGGGTCCATCCTGCCTGTTCCAGAGTAAATTGACTACTTGTTGTTCCTGAGAAATTATAAACTAAATTTGAAGAACTTGTAAGTGTCCCGAATTTTGGGTCGAGACCCCAAAAAATTCCCGTATCATCCACTTCAACAGTAGAACATCTTGTAAAAATAAACTTATTTATAGATTCTGAGTAAGTTATAAAAGTATCTAAACCTCCTCTAATCCAAGATGCCAAGTTAATTGTAGAATAATAAGTAAGTCCTTGAATTGGTAAGACATATGATCTTCCATTTATAATTATTTTTGGATCAAAATTAGAAGATGGTTGCGTCGGCCACGCCCAAAAATTACCAGGATCATAGAGTGCCGGAAGGTCAATTTTAAGAGTCAGGGCCCTTATAAGATCTCCTTTCGGAGGAATTTTACATATGTTGTTTTGGCCATAAACAACTTTTTGATTTTGAAAAGGAATATCATACGCCTCAAGAACGAAAGGTGTGTGTCTCTTGTAAACTCCTGAAAAATAAGTAATTTCAGGAGATCCTGATAAATATGCATCTTGTTGTCCTATTGCTGCCAACTGGATATATCCAGCGGACATTACTATTAAAGATAAATATTTGTTTCGTGTCACGTGGCCCGCGCTTCAGGTCGTCCTGAATTTTAAATGCATAATTTAGGATGAGCCAGATACAGCTCAGAAAATTTGATCCTAGTAAGATCGGTGACGATAAGGTTTGCGTTTTCATAGGTAAGCGTGGAACAGGAAAGTCGACTCTCGTTACAGATATTCTTTGGAACAAAAAACATATACCCGCTGGAATAGCAATGTCTGGAACTGAAGATGGAAACGGACACTACAAACAATTTATTCCCGATTTATTTGTTTATGGGGAGTACAAAAGAGAAGCAGTCGAGAAACTCCTCGAACGCCAGCATCGTCTCGTGAAGACCCTAGGAAAAGACAAAGCCCCATCGGTTTTCCTCCTTATGGACGATTGCATGTACGATCGGGCCTTCATGAGAGACGACTGTATGCGGAGGCTTTTCATGAACGGTCGCCACTGGAACATATTCTTTATGCTCACGACCCAATACTGCATGGATATGCTTCCATACGTTAGAACGAACGTCGATTACGTCTTTGCGCTCCGTGACAACGTCAGGCAAAATCGAGAGAATTTGTACAAAGCTTTTTTCGGGGTCTTCCCGACCTTTGACCAGTTTTGTCAGGTGATGGACGCTTGCACCGAAAACTACGAATGCATGGTCCTCGACAACACTTCAAAGAGCAACAAAATTTCAGATTGTGTTTTCTGGTACAAAGCCCCTATTCGAAAAAACTTTAGGGTCGGGGGGCCTTCTTTCTGGCAGTATCATCAACGGTACTATAATCCCAGGGCTCAGGAACAACCAGCAAGAGACCCACGAAGAAGAGGAGAAACACTCGTCGTTAAAAAATCAAAATAAATTTCCAACTAAAATTCAATAATGTTGACCTATGACCCAAGTGTTGACACGATGACCCTAATTCCTCAGCAAGATACAAATCTAAATGAAGAATTAGCTCGTTCAGCTCTTCAGAGAGATCAGGCTCCGAGTTCAGACCCTGAAAAGAAGGCTGGAGTTCCTGTAGGTCTTCTCCGCGCGCCTCTAAATGAGCCCGAAAAAAACGTTGATGAATTTCAAATGGCAGATTTCGCGACACCGATTGAAGAAGTTATGCCAGGTCCAGGCCAGATGGTGCAAGATGAAATGATGGGATCTCCATATTCGAAGAAGGAGGAGGAGGAGCCAAAGAAGAATGCGTCGAAAAATCCATTTGGTCTCCAGGATGATCAGTATCAGGCTCTGCTCGCAGGAGTCGCGGCGATTGTTGCATTTTCCAAGCCAGTTCAGAACAAGCTTGGAAATATGGTTCCGAAATTTTTAGATGGTTCAGGTGAGGTTTCTTTGACTGGTCTGGCGGTTACAGCCATAGTGGCTGCACTTGTTTTCTATTTCGCTAAGAAGTACCTCGTGGAAAAAAACTAGTCTCTTACTTCATCCCCACAATATTTTCGAGTTCCTAAAGGAACATAAATACCATTATCGATAGCAATCTTTTTTAGTTTTTCAAAATGAGCCCAAAAATTAGCCGTGTGATCGTACTCTGGGACAGACATGTGAGCTAGCTCGTGTAAAAGCACATACATTGCCGAATTTACATCGCTTCCTGAAAGGCAGATGTAAATTTCGTACCCTTTATTAACATTTGAGCCTATCGGCCCCTTGTTTTTGTCCCAGTTTAACATTCCCGTAATTATAGATGGCTTACGAACTGGATCCCAGAGAGGATCTCCTGTACTTTTTAGGATTTCAAGTAAATTCCAGTATTTAAACTTGAGTTCACTCAATGTATCGGGTTGTTTATTGATAGACACTATATAGACGAGAACTGCAAAGAACATCACAAATATAGGAATGTATTCCATCTACTACTACTATAGGAGTTTCTTTTTGAAAACGAATTTTGTATATAAATCGGAAATAAGTCCGTTGGGCTCTGGGAGCATAGGTTCTTTGAGTACGAGATAAATCCCACGATTTTCAAGAGCCTCTATCAACTTCTTAAAATCGAGCAAAGGCTCATCTTTCGGCCCGTCTGCGTAAAACGGACCGTCGCTCAGCTTGACCATGAGTCGTCTCCCTCCCTGATAAATGTCAAACGTATTCCCTAGAGAATCTTGGTAATGTCCTCTTTCATCTGAGATTTTCAGAGCCTGGTCCTTGTCTGGAGTAATTCCTATGAGAATACCTCCGGGTCTGAGGGAACAGTCAATGGCCACGATAGATTTCTCGAAATCATCCATTATGTAGTGAATTGAGAAATTGTAGCAAACTACGTCGTACGGGCCAGCGAATGCTGCTTGAACGATAGTCCCTTCACCCAAGAACCAGACACCAAATTTCATATCCATTGCTCTCTGTTCAGCCTCTTTTAGAGATTCAGCATCAGGGTCAATAGCAAAGACTCGTGCATTTATAGCTTTCCATTTCCACCAGTCCCCTCCTCGGCCACATCCGCAGTCGAGAACGAGAGACTTTGAAGGAATCCATTTTTGAATCAATTCGCGTTTACACGCGTTATGCAATTTGCGTAGAGACTCCATACATAGTAAAGCTTCCGACTCCTTATCTACTTAAAAGGAAAGTGCATAACTAGAATAAAATGGGTTCACTTGAGCAAGATTATTTGACGGTTCCAGGCCAGATTTTTGCATGCGTTTCTTTCGTTGGTCCAGATCAGCCCCAGAAGAATGAGAAGTTAGGGATGAAGATTCGAGGCTGTTTCGCAACTCGCGATGAGGCTGCATCTCACGCTAAGCGTCTTCAGAAGGAGGATGCTCTCGTCGATATTTATGTGGTCGATATGTACAAGTGGCTTCTGATTCCACCAGATCGCGATCAGATTGAGGATGTTCACTACCAGAATGAGAAGCTTGAAGAGATTATGACAAAGTATCGCGCTAATCAGTCGGCGGCCGCTTCTATGTTCGAGAAGCGCAAGCGCGACATGATGGCCAAGCCTCAGGATGGAGAGTTTCCATATATCGATCCTTCTGACGAAAACTCCAAGTTTTACACAAAGCCAGACGTTCCACCTATCCCACATCCAGCAGATATCGTCGAGGAGCTTCGGAAGGAGTTTCCTGACAAGACTGTCGAGGAACTCGTAAAAATGGCGGACGAGCGTGTAAGCCAGATTATCGCCGAGCGAAAGCAAGTCGATGACGATGTGCCTGACGCTTAATTTCGTTGTAAATAGTATAAAATGTTTTTTAAATTATTAGCTTTGGTGATTATTGGATTTCTCATGTACATTGCGTATATGAGATTTCCTCCAACACCAGCTAGAATATCTCAACCTGTTGCTGCGTACGACAACCAGTTTGAGGTATTCAGGGATATGCAACCAGCCGACCAGACTCGTGAGAATCCATGGCTAGGGTTTCTTCAAGAAGATGTTAGAAAAAATAGAACAGGCCCTATTGGAAGCTTTACAGGGTACGAAGACCCTTCTCCGAATGCTCCTTTATATATGGTCCAATAGGACTTTCACTTTGCCTGAAAAATTACAGGTCTCATATTTGCAATAATTACTCCGATAACAATACCTAGTAAAATAAGACCGATTTGATTCTCTTTAAAAGACTCAAATGGATTTTTCTTTTCTGGCGGATACAAAGGCTCAAACCTCCTGGGCGAATCCATATGAGTCGGCCACTCATTTTCGGGAGCTGGTGGGGCGCTTCTTAATTGGGGTTCGGGTTGGTTTTTTGTTAGAAACGGTAGATTCTCCATCTGTATCAGATTCACTATCGTAGTTTTTATCTGGAACTATAAATCCATCTAAATCTCCATTTTCATCAGCATCAGATTCGTCATCTTCTTCGTCACTCTCAGTCTCAATTTCTTCTGAAATATTTACCGAATCATCTGTATCGTAGTCATCTGGATCGTAATCATCTTCAACTTGTTCAACCGGTTCATATCGTACAGGAGGTTTGGATACACGTCCAAAACGAGTAGTAACGACTTCATTGTCCGTGGTTTTTTGCTGGACCAGGTTCGCCGACATTATCTACATAATCTTCGAATGTATTGTTTAAGTACTTTGGAAAGAAATAAAGACCCTTGGAAATTGCATTTTGATTCAAAATAAACTCTCCTTCAAGTGCGAGGTTAGTTCCTATGAGATTGAGGTCATCATGAGAGTCATCTGCTCTCCTGGTGCCTAGAGAAAGGTCTCGTATGCTTTCCACTGCGGTGTAAAGAGCTTCTGCAGATAAATCAAGCTGGGTTGAAGCCAACTGTTCGAACGCGTGGAGATTGTCCAAAAAGCGCTGCCAACTGACTGGGTCCAGGCCCGAATACGGATGCACCATTTTCTCGTACCTCTTGAATCTGCTTTTTGGACCCATCGGGAAGAAAATCAACAAGAAAACTAGGAGAAGGACTACCCACAATAGCAACGTCATTGAGTTGCTCTACTATTGATGGAGGAAGAATATGTTCACGACCTCGAAACTCGCTACAGTCTTCGTCAAAACATCTTTGAGAAATACGACCAGAATGTATAGAAAACCATATGTGATTCGACTTGTGATTTCTACGAATATTCTCACAAAATCTCGAGTCCGTCTGTAGGTACCATCCGTCATGCTCGTGTCTTTGAACTCTTTTTACTTGAGTATTTTCTTGACCACTTATGTATTTTTGAATATATTCTTCAAGACCAGAGGCATCAATTGGGGCTGAGTTTTCAAAATGTACTCCTTCTCTCGTCCTGACAGAGAACAGCTCAAGAGTTTCAGGGCTTTTAGAAAATTCCCTCGAGCTCCCGAGTTGCTTCCATGGGACATAGGGATCTCCTGTCGGTTTCTTGTGAGACCAAAGCATCCTGAGACCAGATCCTCCGTAGACCGAGGCGTCAATCACGGTGTCCCAAGGCCCTTCTCCTAGAGCTTGAATCAATTTTGATCTTAAATTAAGAGCTTCAGTTTTATTCACAATAAGTCGAGGCCAGTGAATATGGACCCCAGATTTTATGAGACCCCCGATTGGCCTTGGTCTTGCTCGAGCTATGAGACACTCGGAAATCTTGTCGCCCCCTAAACTTTCATGAATTATAGAACAAAATTGAAGAAGATCGTCATCACTCAATTTCTCTGGAGCCTTGTAATCAAGGTCTACGAAAAATTTAAAGTTTTCCGTCTTTTGCTCGACCACATACAATTTTGTTCCAAAATTGATAGTTTCTATATATGTCCGGTGAAACTCTTGGATCTCATCTACAGGGACAACGAGAGTTCCACCATCCATGAGAGTATGAGTCCCTCCGCCCCGTGGGACTTTCCACTTTTCCATTATTTATTTAACGTTTAATATCTCTAACTACTGTCATTGATCACAAGAGATTTCCTATCAATGGTTGGGAATAGGCTGGCCATTCTTCAAATAAAAATTACGTGTTGGTGTCTTCCACTTCAAGTTTGGATCAAGTTTACTTTTTGTAAAACAATCCTGACTGTCAGTCGCAACAGAAAATCCAACACACTTTGGATCACTGGTGCAAGATGCAGCACATACATGTGGGTCGGAAGTTTTAATATTCTTTATATCATTGAACTTCCAAGTTAAACCTATAAATTGAGAATTATACCCATTTATACCAGAAGGAGGAGGTGGAGTCACTGTAGGAGGTGGAGTCACTGGAGGAGGTGGAGTCACTGGAGGAGGTGGAGTCACTGGAGGAGGTGGAGTCACTGGAGGAGGTGGGGTGTCATTCTGACTTTTATATAAATAATATCCTCCAACACCCAATAACAAAAGTACTATTATTATAATAAAAATAATAATCTTGATGTCCATTAATGTTAGCATATAAATTAATCATCCAAAGTAAGAAATGACCATAAAGACCTTGGTTTTTCCTGAGTTGCTGCCTCTTTAATTTTAGTATCAATTTCCTCTAGTTCAGCTTCGGCTCGTTCAATTTCGTAATGAAGTTTTCTAACAGACATGACATCAGCCAACTTCTGGGGGTCTGTGGTGGTATCGTTACACAACTTGAGGAGATGTGTAGCGAGATCAAGCTTTGATCGCGTCATCTTTATTAAGTTTATAGGACTTATTTATTGATCAAGAACGCAAGTTGAATGGAGTTTTATTTGTGGAATTGAGAGCCTCCTGAAATTCAGGATTTCTGAGAACGTGCTGACGAATCATTGGCCACAAGTTACTAATTTTGGTTATTGATTCAAGATTTTCAAATCTACAGTCATCATTTTCATCATAATTTTTTCTAAAAGGGACCTGATTTCCTTCCATTTTATGTTTCTCTTCTGTGAAGCGCTTGACTATATGTTTATGTTCTATTGCCGTCATTGGCAAATCAATTACATACACGTGGTAATGATTTATTACGTCAACTCCATCCTCGATATCTCTAGGTTCTGGGGTATCCGTGACAAATTTAAAATAAGCGTAAGAGCCTCTTTTTAAATTGATCGTCCCACGTGTTTCTTCTTCAAGTTCCCGAACCGCACAACGAAGTGGGTTGAAGATCTCGCGTCGGCGACACCCGCCCGTTACAAAAGTCCATTCTCGGTATCTTCGATCGTGGACGACCAAAAAATGAGGGACGTCATTCACGTGGGACACTGGGATCGCTATCGCTTTGTGCCGTTCTCTGGCCATTGTCCTCTACTAATATTTCGCTAGTAAAAAATTTATTGAGCCTTCCCGTACGAGGCTTATAAGTCACTAAAAATATTAGACAAGCAATAAAGGTCCATAAAATCCAGTGCATTTCTAATTTAAGTCTATAATTTAGTTGGAATAAAGCAACGAGCCGAGACCGTTCTGGATTCGGAAGATGTTGTAGTTCACTGCGTACAGATACTGAGTCGGATAATTGATAGGACCGGCCAAGCCGAGAACACCGTTTGGCAGAGAAGAAGGTACGACCAGACGATAATTGTCGAGGCGAGAGAAATTGAGTGTGCCGGTGGGCTGGAGTTTAGAGGTGTCGAGGCAGTAAGAAATGATGGCAACATTTGCTGTCGTGCTATTGTGTACGTATCCGTAGGGAGTGTTGTAGTACTGAGGAACATCTACCCAATGGGTCAGATGACGAGAGTCTCCGACATCCACGCCATTCACCTGGGTCTTGAGCTGATAATTGGAAGCAGTAACCGAACCAGCGCCGTTTGCGTAAATCTGGGAATAGTTTACACAAGGGAAGGCGATAAACTTGACTGGCTGGGCCAGAGCGAGCTCCTGGACCGGATTTGTTCCCATGTTGATTCTCTGGACCTGTGTAATCAGGAGATCGTGCTTCTCCTTTGCGAACCAGTCACGCTCTGATTGGTCCAGGTAAATGAAGTTCGACCAGGCCTGGTACTGGACCGAGGCATAGGTAGATGTGTTGTTTGATGTGCTAGCAACAAAAGAAATTGTTGTACCAGCAAGGATACTAGTGGATGATACAGTTGATGGAAAAGATACTGTTATACTAGTTGCTGAAGAAACCGCAGAAACGTACACTGGCCCGGTCATAGGAAGACCTGCAACATACTGACCAACTTGAATAGATCCGCCTGATGTACTTGAAACCTGATTAATAGTCAGAACACAACTTGTTAGACCAGATGCAACTGTAGTTGCCAATGGAACCTGTGCAGATACTAATGGTGTATAAAGACTTGCAACATTACCGTAGTAGAAATTTGAACCAATATAGCCGTTTGCAATATTTGCAAAAGAGACGACTACGTTGGAAAAAAATGCATAACCAGCTGAAGTTGCATTAGATAATGATTGAACTACCGCTAAATTTGTTTGGAAGTTAGTGGAACTTGCACCAACAACAAGCATACCCGGGAAAAGAGGACCGGTCGTCTGAGAAATGTACAAGTTTGCTGTATTTGAAGACAGAACCGTATCACTAACGACATTCATGGTGGATTGTGGTTGGGTAGTCAGAACAGGCCACGTAGGAGAACCAAATGTGATTGTCTGATTAAGATTTGACGACCATGTGATGCGAATCTCGACATCGTGGAACTGGAGGCCAATCAGGGGAAGGCACAGAGTCCACTCCTTGCAGAAGAAGAATTTAAAGGGAAAAAATGAAGCCTTCTGATTGTTGAAGGTCGAGCTGTTCAGATTCAGATACCTCTGAGAGAAGTTCTGGGCCCCGACAATTGGCTCGATATCAGACATATACTCGAAATCATGGGTGTCTACGATTTGACCGCCTATTAAGAGCTCAACCTTATCGATCACCTTTGACCAGTCAACATTTGTAATACCTGCACCGTTGTTGTCACGTGCAGTCAAAAAGACATAGCTTAGAAGATCACCCTTTTTCTCAAAACGGATTGTGGAAATACCATTTGCAATTGCGACTCCCTGAATAACCTGGCGCTCAATTGAATTTGAGAAATGAGTATATCTTTTGTAATTTGAGCGATAAAAAGACACCTCGGGCTTGCCGGTCAGCCAAGCGTCCTGAGGCCCGACGGCTACGAGTTGAACCACACCTCCAGACATTTACATTCTGTCTATATTTTTTTGGCTGAGAACCTAATTCGCCACAACTTGGGGTGGAGATGCCAAGGAATATGCCAGAGGATTCTTGTCAAGTTGCTGAATTGCGATATCGAGAAAATCTTTTTGGGCCCGTGGGTTAGGGTTTGGCTTGAATTCGTTGAGAGGGTCGTCGTATTTGGGAGGAAGGTAACTTCTTCCTTGATTCGATCCTGTAGTTCCCATGGGAGGAACTGGGAGATCATAAGCCTCTGGACGAAGCTGGGTCGCTGCCCCCACCTGATTCACGGGATCGTTTCTAACATTCATTCTGGCCCCGTTTCCTGCACGGTCTGGTTTAGACCGGTCTCCGCTCGATCGAGTAAGACTCGTGTCCGTGTATGATTCTGTTCCGACCGCATACGGCTGATTTACGAAATAATTTGGAGGACCCTCCGAAAGAGTATCCTTGCGGAGGCCCGACTCTTGGCGACGAGTCGTTTTTCGAGTCTTCAGGAAATCAGGACGTCCTTCTGGGGCAACAAGTGCGCTTTGTGGTCCACCTCCACCGAAAGCTCCTGGTGGCCTGTAGGCCGTCTTTGTTTGGGCCGCTTGATGAGTAACGTCTCCGATATAAGCAGCCCCTCCGTTCTTCACAACTGGATTAGAAGGTCCGGTCCTCCCTTCGAGAGTCGTCAGCTTCTCTTCGTTGATGTTCACTGGAAGTGCACGGAAGTAATCCTGAAATCCTCCAGAAGCCTTCACGTTCGGGCCGACCCCGAGACCTGGTCCTACAGTATTTGGATTTCCTAAAGGATTTACGTTATTCATTTTATTCGTAACATATTCACGGTTATACAAATCGTATACTGGCTGACCGAAAGGAGAATGAGAATTTGTTTGAGTCATATCCTGAAGATTAGCGACAGCCTCTTTAGGACTCAAACGCCAGTCACCGACACGGCGTCCTAGGTCGGGCGTCGTGTTCAAAACATCCGTAAAATCTTTGTATTGATTCATAGGGGTGGCCATCAAATCAACATCGCGTCGAGTAAGGGGTTTCGTGGTTCCAGTAGGAACACGGCTCTTCTGGGTTTCTTTTCCATCGGCGAGCCTTTTTCCTGCAAACACAAGACCAACAACTGCTGCTATAGCTAGAGGATCCATTATTATTACTTTATGTTTTTTATTGCATGTAACGCTGGCTGAAACGTTCGTTCTGAATATCACCAAATGTGTTTATGGGATTCCAGTTCAGGACACGAAGAGGAATATCCACATAAGTATTTGGAAAATCGTAAGATTTCTCGGACCACCCTTTTTTCCATGCAGATGTCGTCTGCTCTCGAAGAGTGCTCTCCACGTCAGTTTTATCAGCCAAAACAACCTGCGCTGGGCCTATCCAAATTCCTTTTTGGAGAATGTTGTGAGAATTATCCAAGGTTGGCATCTTAGTAGATATGCATATTTTATTTAGCAGCAGTTCCTCCACCGAGTCCTGCACCTCCATTTCCTCCTCTGATTTGTACTGTCTCAGGGAATCCGGAATAGAAACGGTCTGGATCACACGCTGCGCCACCTTGGTCTTTACATTTAGGTGCGAACGGTTTCCCAAATGCTCCGTAAGCGAAAGCTGCCTGATCGTTAGGAATTGTGCTGGACGGAGCTGTGTAAAAATTTCTTTCGGCGTCCCTTTGTCTCTCGAACGGGTGAATCTGGCTCCACACTTTCTGAACTTCTGCGCGCATACTTGGATACCACGCAGCAGCCGGACGGTCTGGATTATCGACATAGTCACTCAGAAGAACGTTTCCCATCGGGTTGTCGAGAGTCGGAAGAGTTACGTTTCCCCTAAGAGGTCCGGGTATTCTTCCATCTGTAGAGGAGGTCCTCATTTGTCCATCAGAAATCATATTCATGTTCCAAAGATAATACAAAATTGCGAGGGCCAAAACACCGAGAGCAAATATACGAGGTTCACGATTAATTAAATAAATTATACAAGTTGCATAAATTATAAAACGTGTCGTGGCCATAACGCGTTCTTTGGCAGACTGGGTAGCTGTAGGCCAAAAGTCTAAAAGATCTTTTGTCTTGAAAATATCTCTTGGATCCATTCTGTAATTTGTTGAGATTTTAGTCCAGACCTGAAAGGTCTGTCTCATGAAGCTCTCTTAGTGATCACAGGTACTCAGCACCTGGTCTTTAGTCCAGACCTGAAAAGTCTGTCTCGTGAAGCTCTCTTAGTGATCACAGGTACTCAGCACCTGGTCTTTAGTCCAGACCTGAAA